ACCTGACGGACGTAAAGGTTGTACGATGCTAGGATGTACTCAGGCTAATTGGGAACGATTCATTAATAAACAAGTTACTCAAGATGATATGAAGAAGCTAACTCCTAGTGACGTTAAACCTCTTTATAAGGCTAATTATTGGGATGCTGTGAAGGGTGACGAACTGCCTTCAGGGGTTGATTACGCTGTTTTCGACTTTGCTATTAACTCAGGTCCAGGTCAGTCGAGAAAGACCCTCCAGAGGGCTCTAAGAGTCATTCCTGACGGTGTATTAGGACAGAACACAATCAAAGCTATTCAAGTTGCTGATGGAACTAAGTTATTAGAAGACTTTAGCATAGAAAAGACAAGATTTTACCAAGGACTAGCTACCTTCGATACTTATGGTAAGGGTTGGTTGAAGCGTGTTGCTGAAGTAAAAGAGATAGCAACTAAAATGTTAGCATAAAGTGCTTGACATTTATAGTAAACTGTGGTATACTATTCATTAAATTTAAAAGGCTATTATGGCTACCTATAATTACATACAACTTGTTAATGATGTACTGATAAGGCTTCGAGAGCCTGAAGTAACATCTGTACAAGAAAATGGTTATTCAAAGTTAATTGGTAAGTTTGTTAATGATGCTAAGAGACAAGCAGAAGATGCTTATAACTGGAATGCATTATCAGATACATTAAGTGCTACTACAACGAATGGTGTGTTTAACTACATCTTAGTTGGTTCAGGACAAAGATTTAGACTTATTGATGTGATTGACGATACAAGTAATAACATCTTAGAAGTAAAAACTACCACTGAGATGAATAAGTTATTCTTGATTGATTCTGTTCAATATAATCAACCAATGTATTATAACTTTAACGGTGTAGACGCTAACGGTGATACACAGGTAGACTTATATCCAATTCCTAACGGTGCTTATAATCTACGCTTTAACATCATTAAGCCTCAAGAAGCATTATCAACTGATGCCTCTAGTTTATTAATTCCTTATGAGCCTGTAATCTTCGGAGCACTAGCAAGGGCTATTGCTGAACGTGGTGAAGATGGTGGCTTAAACTCTAACGAGATCTATCAGTTATATAAACAATCTTTAGGTGACGCTATTGCTCTAGAGTCAGGACGTTACCTTGAAGAAGATTCTTGGACGGCTAACTAATGGCTGAAAGCATACTCACAGGAGCAATCCAAGCACCAGGATTCATGGGTTTAAACACTCAGGATGCGTCTGTGCAGCTCTCAAGTGGATTTGCTTTAGAAGCATTCAATTGTGTGATTGACAAGTACGGTAGAGTCGGTGCTCGTAAGGGATGGGATAACGTAAACACTACGACTCTTGGAAATTTTCCTGTTAGAACTATCTTTGAGTTTGTTAAGTCTGATGGTGATGTATTATTTACTTGTGCTAATAATAACATTTATACAGGTACAACAACATTAACTGCTTCTGCAATCAGAAATGCAAATAACTCTGCTAATTTAACTTATACAATCACTGCAGATAACTGGCAAATAGCTTCAATGCCTTATGATAATAGTGGTAATACTTCAGCACACTGCGTCTTTGTACAAAAAGATCATCCTATATTAGTCTATCATAAGTTACCTTTGCCTGGCTCAGGAGCTACTTTAACAGTATCTTCAGTAAACGGTTCAGGTCATATTACAGGAGTCACAGTAACTACTGGTGGAACTAACTGGCACGTTGGTGATACTGTTACAGTTACTGGCGGTACTGGCACTGGAGCAACCTTTACTGTAGCAACTGTTAGTGGAACAGCAATAGCAAGTGTCACTACTACGGCTGTAGGCACAGGTTATACAGCAGGAAACGTACTAACTTTAGTTGATACTGGTCCAAAACATACTCATACTGGTTCTTATGGATTTCAACGCTTAGGAGACACTGGTACATTACCTGCAGGTTATACAACAGCAACATTCATGCCTAATTGTTCTTTAACAGCTTATGGACGATTATGGGTTGCTAATATCACAGGTGACACACAAACAGTATACTTTAGTGATTTACAAGACCCTAGCAACTTTACAACAGGTACTTCAGGATCATTAGACATAAGCACAGTAATACCTACTGGTGATCCTATAGTATCTATAGTGGCACACAATGGATTCTTAATCATTATGTGTCGTAGACATATTGTTGTTTATTCTAATCCTACTGTTCCTGCTAACTTAGCTTTAAGTGATGTCATTAAAGGTGTAGGTTGTATTGCTAGAGATTCAGTACAGTCTATAGCAGGTACAGATTTATTATTCTTATCTGAAACAGGTGTACAGTCTTTACAAAGGATTATCCAAGAGAAGTCATTACCATTTAGAGATGTATCTAAGAATGTACGTGATGACTTAATTGTACAAGTTAATAGTGAAACAGAAGCAAACATTAAAGCAGTATATTATCCTTCAGATGCATTTTACTTATTAGCATTACCATCTACAGGGTTTACATATTGTTTTGATACTAGAGGTACGCTAGAGAATGGTGCTGCTAGAGCAACTATCTGGACTAAGGTTAATCCTACTGCATTCCACGTAACTACTGCAAAACAACTATACATAGGTCAACCAGGATATGTAGGTAACTACACAGGATACTATGATAACGATACTGCATATACTTGGTCTTATTACACTAACTACTTTGACTTTGAGAAACCAACTACAGTTAAGATTCTCAAGAAAATAGGTGTAGTTGCTATAGGTGGAGGTAATCAAGTTATATCTATTAAGTGGGGCTTTGATTACAGTCGCAATCCTTCAGGTGGAACTATTACATTAGCTGCTAATCCTGTATCAGAGTATGGCATTGCTGAATATAATATTGCTAGTTACGCTGACGGAGTAGAACTAGACACTAAAAAGATTAATGCAAGCACTGCTGGAAAAGTGTTACAGATAGGCTTTGAAGCACAGATTAACGGCTATCCTTTGTCAATACAGAAGGTAGACTTTTTATTAAAAGAAGGTAAAAATCTCTAAGGATTAAAAATGAGTAATTATACAAAAATCACTAACTTTACAGCAAAAGATGCACTTCCTAGTGGTAATGCAAGTAAAGTAGTTAAAGGAACAGAGATAGATAATGAGTTTACTGCTATAGCAAGTGCAATAGCCACTAAAGCCGATACAGCAGCTCCTGCGTTCACAGGAGTGCCTACAGCCCCTACTGCGACAGCAGGGACAAGCACTACTCAGTTAGCTACTACAGCGTTTGCTACTGCTGCCGTACAAGCATTATATCCTGTAGGTTCTATCTACATTAATGCTGCTGTAGCTACTAATCCAGCTACATTGCTAGGCTTTGGTACGTGGACAGCCTTCGCTGCAGGTAGAGTCATGGTAGGACTCAATGGTTCAAATGCTGCTTTTGATACCGTAGAAGAAACTGGTGGTTCTGCTGATGCTATTACAGTAAGTCATACACATACTTATAGTGGTACTACAGGTGGACAAAGTGCAGACCATACGCACACTCCTGTGGTTCAATATAATGGAAGTGGTGGAAATTTTCCAAATACAAACGGATTCTCAGGTAGTAATACTGTAGCTGGTGCTACTCCAACAAGTGCAAACTCTGGTGATCATAATCATACTTTTTCTGGAACAACAGCGTCAGCAGGTGCATCAGGAACTAATGCAAACTTACAACCATACATTGTAGTGTATATGTGGAAAAGAACTGCTTAAATGACTGCTCTAGAGTCTATCTATGAATCAATTAAAGATAGAACTGTTATTGATTATAAAACATTTAAAGATAGTTTAAAAGATTGGGAAGTAATACCACTGATAGAAAACAAACAAGTTATTGGTGGTGTGTTAAAGAAAGACAACGAAGTACATATTGGTTATGGTATTAAACCTTCATCATCAATAAGAAAACACTTAAAGATGACTTTAGGTAAAGTAATACAAGAATATGGTTTTGCAGTCACTTCTGTAATGGAAGATAATTTAAAAGGTATTAAGTTCTGTAAACGATTAGGATTTTATGAAATGAATAAAGACAACGGTAAAATTAATTTAAAATGCGATAGGTGCAACTATGTTGAATAAAATTTATGCAAGTCGTTCACAAACACGCTCTATGGGAATGCATGACCCTATTGGAGATCCTTTTGGAGGACCTGCATACGGAGAACGCAATGACCCTATAACAGCTATGGCAGCAGCCACAGTAGGTAGTCAATTAATAGGAAGTACAATATCAGGTAACGCAGCTAAGAGTGCTGCACAGACTTCTGCGAATGCACAACTAGAGGCTGCACGAATTGCTGCTGAAGCTCAACGGTTTAGACCTGTTGGAGTTACTACTAACTTTGGTCGTTCTAACTTCACAATGTCTCCAGAGGGATACGTAACAGAAGCAGGGTATCAGTTATCTCCTGAGTTACAAGCACTCTTTGGTAGAACAATGGGTGAAGCAGGTGCTTATGATCCTACACAGACAGGAAGATATGCTCAAGCATTAAATCCTGCTGCACAGGGCTTGTTTAACTTAGGTAGTCAATATCTAGCTACATCTCCTGAACAAGCTGCTGCAGACTACATGAGACAACAACAGGGCTTACTAGCTCCTGGACGTGAACAACAACTATCACAGTTACAGAATCAACAGTTTCAAACAGGACGTAGTGGTTTAGCTACTGGAGGAACTGCTGCAGGTTACGGTACAGGACAACCAGGACTCATGCAAGCAAACCCTCAGATGGCTGCTTATTATAATGCTCTAGCAGGACAGAATGCTCAGTTAGCTTCTCAAGCAGACGCATACGGTCAAGCAAGAACACAGTTTGGTGCTGGTTTGTTTGGAACTGGTGCTAACTTACTAAGTCAAGTACCTACATTAACTTCTGCAGGATATGGACCATTACAGACTCAACTAGGAATTGCAAGTTCCATAGAAAACTTAGGAGCAGGTGCTTTAGATATAGGTGCTCAGTTAGGTGGTAGAGCAGCTCAAGCAGGAGCTAACGTAGGTCAATCATTACTACAGGGTGGTATCGGAGCTGCAAGAACAGCACAAGCTGGTAATGCTTATAGTCCTCTAGGTTCTGCTATCTCAGGTGCTGCAGGACAAATACCTGCATGGTATCAGAATATGATTAACTATCAGAACTCTCCTCAAGGACTAAGAAGTACATACGGAGCAGAAAATGTGTATACTCCTGGACCAGGAAGTACAGGTTCACAGCCAGGATTTACATCTAGTGCATATACTAATGAGTTATATTAAGGACACATTATGGCAGACATTGTAGGCGGTTTATTTGGTGTGACTCCGCAGTCACTGATGCAACAACAACAGCAACAGATTAATGCAGAAGCCAATGCTTATTCTCAACTAGATCCATTCCAAAGGGCTACAGCAGGATTCTACAAAGCTGGTGCTCAGATACCTGGAGCTGTTGCTGGTTTAATGGGTGTACAAGACCCTCAGTTAGCTGCTGCTACGACTGCACAGAAACTTGCTGGTCAGTTTGACACTAGCACTGCTGAAGGCTTACAAGGACTATCACGAGCCTTACTACAAGCAGGACAACAAACTGGTAATCCTTTGTTAGCTAACTTTGCTAATATGACTAATGAGAAAGCACGTAGTTTAGTTGCTGAACAGGCTAAGTTAGGACTTGTAGAAGCACAGACTCAAGAAGCATTACGTAAAAATGCACCTAAGACTCCTGATGCTGTTGTAGTAGCTGAAACGACAGCACGACTACAACAAATCATTCGTGAAGCTCCTGAAGGTTCTCCTATTATTCAACAAGCACAAGATACATTAGATGCTTTACAGAAAGATAAGATTCAGATTACTGAAATAGGTATACCTGGACAACCAGAAATGATACAACGTGCATTAGTCAACACAACTAAGCCTAACAGTCCTCCAATTCCTATTGGTGCTCCTTATTCTAGATTTACACAAAAATCTACTCAAAACATTAATGTTGATGCTAAAGGAGAAGCAGAGTTTGTTAAAGAACTAGGTAAACTAGATGCTAAAAAAGTTAATGATGCTATGACTTTAAGAGACACAGCAGTAGCTTCTTTAAACACATTTAATACATTAGCACAATTAAATAATCAAGAACTTGTTTCAGGAACATTTGCTAGTGGTAGAGTAGGGGCATTAAACTTATTAGATAGTTTAGGAATAACAACACCAAAGGATAAAGCAAAACTTGCTGCTTCAGAGAACTATATTAAAGTATCTAAAGATGCTGTTCTACAAACTCTTGGTGGTAAACTCGGT